AGAGTGCTGGTGGTACTTGATCAGATATAGAATCATAACCTGTTGGTTTGCCTGCTTTAAAATTAGCTTCTTTTCTAGCAATCAGGTCAAGCAACGGCGTAAGTTTAGATTGTGTTACTGCCGTTGATGGAACTTGATTTTCTTCGGTGTCAGTTACACCTTCTGCATCATCGCCGCTTGTTACACCACCGCCACCGCCGTGTGATTCTGGATCTTCATCGGTAAGTACAATTTTCTCAGTAGTTGGTTCAGGTAATTCAATATTTGTAGCATCAAGGCCTTCTTCACAAGGTAAACAAACGCTAGGAGTATCTGCACCATCATTAGCCATATTAACATTTGTATCAATATGTACAGTCTTTGGTGTGTTAATACTAATATCTTCGTCTGAACCAATTATTACACCTTGATCGCCTGAAATATCAATTCTATTAGTACCAGTAACTTCAACAGCTTCGCCATAAATCTCAATACTATCAGTACCTTCTATTTTATTAAGCGCTGCCTTCATATTAAGTTCTGTTAACGCTTGCATATAAACATAATCAGATTTAATTGCAGTAGCTTGACCTGATTGTATTTGAATTTCTTTTTCAGCTTTAATAGACAAGTTACTAACATTAGCCTCGATTTTTACATCGGCTGCCCTTGCTTGAAATTGTATCCCAGCATTGATTGAACCTTGCTTTGCTATATCAAGGTAGTAATTACCACCAACCTCAACTTTATAATCACCTTGGATCTGTTCTGTTTTATGGCCATTAACTTTAACGTATGAATTACCATTAATTGTTACTGTGCTAAACCCGCTGCTGCCAGGTTTTCCAACAACCTTATGTTCATTTCTATCTAATACAGTGTATTGGTCATCAACTGATTTATTAATAGTAACACCGCGGTGGTCTATTTGCATATAAGAACCTGATTTATGGTATATGGAAATACGTTCTGCACCTTTAGTATCATCTAATTCAATAACGTGAGAACCCGATTCAATAACTTTATTAAATGGATATTGAGGATTATATGACGATGAAGGTTCTGACCAAGTTGATTCTGATCCAGCAATACCAACGTTTTCAGTTCTGTTTGCATTTTGGTCTGTTACCTGAGTTTCGTGTGAATACTCACCACGCGATCTTCTGGAATTTTGAGGTTGACCAAAATCTTCTGGTGCTGAACCTCGCATAAGTAATTCTGCATTCTTTCTTGGTATTGCGCCATAACCATTCTTTACAGGATCAACTTGCTCAGTATATTGAGTTGGGATTAAACCAAGTACCATTGGTTGTTGAGCACCAATTCCATCTAAAAACATTCCAAACACAAAACTATTTAAAGCAGGTATACCACTTCCAATTGTACCATTAGGATCGTAATCGCCTTTGACACATATAGCCCAAGGTAAATCCTCTTTACGAATATCTGTATTTAATCCATGTGTACCAAACGCACGTACTTTAACACGACCTTCTCTTCGTGGGTCTACGACTTCCTCGACAACACCTACGAAAAATAATGGATTTCGTATTCCTTTACCATAATCAAACATCGATGTCACCTCTGCTCCAACCAAATTTCTGTAATACTAGACCACAATGAAGTGTACCTTTATCATCGCGGTTATGATTAACCGTATTAATTAAATAACGACCTGATAATGTACTATTTCTTTTTGCATTATCAACACCATCTAAATTTTTAATACTTAAATTAACTAACATTCCAGGGCGAAGATCCAATCGACCTTTCATTTTTGCACCAAGCATGGTTTTATTTAAGTGGTGTTTATATGAAATTCTATTTCCAACAATTTCTGAAATAAATCTATCGGTATGTAATGTACTAGGTATATCACCGTTCTGCTGATAATCTTTAAAAATTAAAAAGTCTTTAGCGTTTTCTTCTGTAAAAGTATCTTCTCTAAAACTAGAAGTATGTGTATCATCATCAGTATCTCTTGGATTACCACTCATATCAATATACTTAGCATTCTTATCATAACCCCATTGGCGTACATTAATTTTACGCCTAATCAAATCAATTTCAGTAGTCTTATTTCTATATGCGCCAGAAAACATGTCTGCTGCGGTATTTAAACCTTTATTCATTATTGTTAAATCGTCAATTCTTTCAATTAAATCTGAAGGATTTCTTTGGTCGTTAGATGCAGCCGGTGAATAAAACAAATGCCTTAAGTCTCTCGTCTCTGCAGTTTTAATAAAGTATTCGTCGGTAGCATAATAATAATTATCGAGTGTTTCAAAAAATCTAAAAGAACATGACGGTGTTTCTGGTTGATAGCTTTGTTTTGCTATAAAGTCCATAGCTTCGGTCGGTATCATATTCGGAATAATACAATCAGTCATGTTTGCAGTTGGTTGTACTATGAAGCTACGTTCTGGTTCTTCAATAATAGGTAACCTATAACTATTAAATAATAACTTTCTTTCTGTTTGCGGATCTAACGTATCTTTTGCACCAAGCTTGGCAAAATAAGTATGAAACATAAACTGAGAAATTGTATCTAAACTTTTATTTGTGTATGCTTTAATAATTCTACGCCTTGAAGCATTATATGATATATTAGAAACAAAATTCATATTAAATAATACTGATGATGTAGATTCGCTTGGCTGAATATTATCAATACTATATACATGCACTTTAAGATTAACTTCTGTACCATAATCATGGCCAATTATTTTTATCTGTATTGTTTCTTCGCCGCGTATTGGAAACCCTTCAAGTAAACTAATACTATCAAGTAGAGTTAATGTTCCACTATAGCTTGTGTCCATTGACTGGCTTAAGCTAAACGAAACGATTTGCGCAGTAATGTTTTGTTCTTTGCCATCATGCGAAATCATTATAGCTTCGGTAACGTCTGCCGATCCTGGATTGAATTGATTATCTGCCATTATTTGCTACGCATTTTCTTTCTAAATGAATCTGCAACTTGGGGTAAATAAGCATTATCCACCAAAAATATTTCTTTCTTATTATTGTTATCAGCTAATTCCTGATCGTAAACTCTCCAAGGTTTCCATTCACTTGGAATAATACGTTTAATAATAATCTTTCGTCCTTGTTCTGTACGTAAAATAATACGGTCTTCCTTACGCAAATAAATCGTTCGGAACGACTCAGGAGCTAACTTAACAATATCAACTGCCATTTAATTATACCTCTTTATAATAGTATAGAATGTTTTCAGGATTATCATCTTTTGTCCAATCAACAATATCTTCACCAACTAACCCTGAGGCTTCGCCATATTTTGCAATTAAATAGTTATTAAAGTCTTGTTCTGATTTAGGCCATTGATGATACGGGTCAAGTATAGAATTTGAATAATATACGACCCACGTGTAATCAACACTACCATAATAAAATTCAGCAATGTCTTCTGGTCTCTCGCCTTCTTTAACAGTATATGGTAAATACATTAAAGGGTTATTAGAAACTTCTTTTGTAAAGTTAGTACGTCGAGTAATGTCTCGTACCAATTTGCCTTCGTATTCTATTAAAGGAAAGTTTTCAAAATATTTTGCCATTATCCTGCACTCGCACTAATTATGTTGTTTCTAGGGGCCTCGCGTCTAGCGTCTAGGATGCCTTTTGTTATTGCTTCATTATCGTTTGAGTCATCTGCATTAACTTCAGCCCCATAGTCATGCGCGGTTTCAATTTCTAATTCTGACATAGTCATTGAAAGTTGTACAGCGCCAGGTTTACCACCTTTCATAATTGAAACGCCTCCTGCAGCACCATAATCTACTTGCATTTCTGTTATCATTGAACTTTTATATTTAATCCAATGGTCAGATTGAATACCTAACAAGTATACTTCAACAACAGATGGATATTCTAAAAACGCCTTTGGTATGCCAGTTAAGTTACCTACTTCAGGTAGAGATTTTCGCTTAATCATATTAGTTATGTTTTTAATTCTTTGTGAATCTCCAGGACTGTTTGGAAACAATTCCCAAGAAAAGTTATGTGTTCTTAAATTTACACCTTCAAAAGCTAAAGTTTCGCGAGGGTTAATTGTCTGCCCTGTAACTAAGTCAATAGATTTTGTTAAACCACTAAATAATTGAGTGTTTCTTAATAGGTACTGAGCTGCCGATGCAACCTTTTTAATATCAGTACCAAGCAGAGATTCTATAACATCACTGCCTCCACCTGTGAATAAACTGTCTAATCCACCTCGAGCTGCAGCACCGGCGCCTTGTATTAGTTTAGGTATATCTCTCGCAGTAAGTTTGCCTTTGCCTTCAATGAACTCATTAAGTTTACTAGCAATTTGCTCTTGGAATGGACCTCTTTCAAATCCATTAACACGTAATCCTGTATTGTCTTGTAAATTTTTTGGAAAGGGTAATTCAATTGCATTAGTGTTTCTTAACGTAGCTCCACTCGTACGTCCATTAAAAGCTTGAACAAAATCAGGTCTTAATTGATTTCCAAAATTATTCTTATCCTTAGCTTGGTCACTAGGAGTCATAATTGGTTGATAATTAAAATCTTTAAATATTAATAAACAGCTATGAGCATGTGGTTGCTCTGGAAAACTCTGATAAGAGGTTGTGAACCGCTGTTCTTTTCTTCTTCTGTATGTTTCGACACGTCTTAAGTTAATAGGCATGAAATTTCCTGTCGCTGGATTATAAATAGTTTATTATTCTATTTATACTAAATTATGAGGTGACAGTTGGCAAACAGCGGTAGATTTCGACCAAAGAACCCATCTAAATATAAGGGTGACCCGACAAAGATTATTTGGCGTTCTTCGTGGGAATTTAAATTTTTTCGTTATGTAGACCTCCATCCTGATGTAATATGGTGGCAAAGTGAAGAAGTGGTAATACCATATCTTTCACCTATTGACGGGAGAAGACATAGGTATTTCCCTGATGTTGTTGTACATAGAAAGATTGCGAATGGTGAACAGAAAACTTTGATGATTGAAATAAAACCGGCAGGACAAACAAAACCGCCGGATAGAAGTAAGATGAAAACGAGTAAAGGTAGGGTATCACGCAGATACCTAAACGAGGTAAAGACA